CTTTAGGTACAGCGCCAACCACAAGAGATAAGACTAGAAACGGGTATCTTCATATACAGACGTTTCTCGTTTCCACCAACATAATAGATAAAAGGCTCGTCCCCAGCTTTATACTTGTCATAAATATATTTCCAAACTTTATCCTGAAAGCCAATAAGAAATTGGAAAGTATTCAAACCATCTTTAACGTTAGAAACTAGTGAAAGAGCTCTAGACGTTTGAAGAAATGGCACTGGTATATCAGTGTTTCTACGAAAACGTGAAGGGACACATAAATGAGAAACATACCACTCCAAAGTTTGGTAAGGCTCGTTATATTTATTCCAAAAATAACCAATAAAGCTTAGGTTTCCATCCCATTTAGACACTAACGTCTTATCAATGTTAACGCTCATACCGAATCTTTCAAAAACTTTAGATAGATAATTCAAACCAAAGAATTTGGAAACAATTATAGCGTCGTCTCCCATAACGCAGCTAATACCATCAGAAGAATATTTACCATGTGTTTTCTCAAGACAAGCATAGTTAAGTATAGTCCTGTTGACAAAAGAGTCAAAGGTAGATGTAAGCAAAGATCCGGAACATACGCCTTTAGAGGTAAATTTTATTTTACAAGATCTAAGACAATAAGGAGTATAATTATGATAAACCATTAGATAATTCAACAATTTTAATTCTTCATTCGAATAATTGTATCTAGACATTATGTTTGAATAGAACAAAGACCAGAAGAAAGAAGGAATCGTAGAATCGAATTTAGAAAGATCAAGACAAATAATATCTCTACAGTTGGTCCTTAATTTAGACAAAACTGAAGATACGTTTACCTTAGTCTTCCCTGTAGCGCAATTGGTATGAACAGGATTCTTATTGTAAAGCAATGAATTTTCAATAAGATCTCTAAAAAATACACTCTCCAGTAGGGTTATCCTTAAAGGAAATCCCCAAACAGGTCTAGACTTAACTACATTCGTTTTCAAATCCTTAGAAAGATATGTCCTAAATCTATGAAAAATAGTACAAGGCTGACTAAGTATTTTAAAATATGAAGGATCTAAAAGAAAAGAAGAAACCCAATCTTTAGAATCTTTAACATTAATTTCAGAATCTTTCCTCCCATAAAGAGGATAACAAGCTGAAGTATGCCCAGGAAACATAGCTAGTAATGAATCCAAATCCTTGTTAATAGAGGTAGGCATAAGACCTAATTCGTCAAAAGATAATGAGGAAGCTTTGAGAAGAAGATCCAAATTAACATTTTTATAACTAAAATTAGGCTTAGAAAAAGATTCAATCATTCTATCATCATTGTCTCTAACGGTTTCAGGTGTTACGTTAAGATCTAGATTAATTTCACACTTAAGAGTATTTTCAATATAGCTCTTGAAAACGTTAAAGACGTATGGGATAGTAACACGATTAGAAGAAGTAGCAAGCTTGTTGTTATCCAAGGAAATATTCGCATAATAATCTATGGAAAATGCCTTTAAGAAAGCGTTCTGTTTAAAGAAAATTGTCCTTAATTTTTCAAGCATATAGTAAAACTCCAGAATAATAACTAATAAGTCTATAAAATAGACAGGAAGCATACGTACATTACAGCGGGCAGTACGACTCAGAATGACTCCTAAATGATCACAAGATTCTAAGTTAAAAAGACCGTTTGACATAATGTATAAGTAAGTTGA